CGAATCAAGTCAATCAAATACGCATTGCCATCAACTCCAACACCCCAACACTCAAATACTGAGTAGTCATTTCGCTCCGCTGTTTTCTGTGCAGTATCTGCGAAGATCATACGATGCTTTATATTCGGAAGTGTATCATAAAGTCTAAAAAATTGACCCTTAATAATTTCGCCACCTTCGATCTGTGGATTTTGTTGATAAAGGGATTCAAAATTAAGCGTTCCCATGGCATTTTTACGCTCAATCAGAAATTCTTTAGATTTAAGCTCGGGAAACAGTGCCTCACCAATTTCCCTGTTTTTTTCGTTTTCTATTGCAATAGCTGGATAGGAATAAATGTTTAATTCATCCCCAAATGCTTGTTTTAACCTACCTACTGGATCGTCGATATGCCAGCGAGTCATAATTACTATCATTCCCGCATTTTCAGAAAAACGAGTGTAAAAGTCGTCCATTAACCAATCCCATGTCTTTTCTCTTACGGTCAAAGATCGAGCCTCTTCGCGCCCTTTGGTTGGATCATCGATGCAACCTATATCCAATCCATGTCCGGTAATTTGCCCGCGAACGGTGGTATTTCTAAAAGATCCAGCTTTGCCCGCATATTCAATTAAACTTCTATTTCTTGTTGATTGTGAGTTTGATGAGCCTGGTGGGCTAATAATTGTTTTTGGAAAGACCTTTTTATAGACATCGGAGTCCATAATTCTTTGAATATGCAAGTTGGCTCGCTCACCTAAACTTTCAGAAAAAGAGGTGTAAATGGTTCTTAAATCTGGGTTTTTTCCTGCGGCCCACGTAATAAAATCGACCACTAATGCGCTTTTACCATGCTGGGGCGGACTACTAATTACCACTTTAGGCCTTTTGCCATTTTGAAGATCTAAATAAAATTGCTGCATGATTTCGGATATTTCTTTAATCCACCATCCTTCTATTAATTCAGGATGAATGAGCTTTCGGTATTCCCAAAAACTATCCCTAGCAGGCCGATACACTCGAATCTCTAAATCAAGCTCTGTTAATAAAGCATGCGCATCTACTTTAGATAGAACTTTGACTAAATCATCAACTATCATCTAACCCTACCCCAATCTTTTGAAGCGTGTTTTTTAGCGCCAATAATTCGGTAATTTCTAAATCTGCAAAAGTGTTAATATCCACGGTGATGGGTTTAGATGGATTGCCACCCTCAATCGTAGTAGAGTTTTGCCCAATAGTAGATGGCAACCCTAAAGCTATTCTTCCCACCCTTTGAGCTGATTCGTGTGCTGAGGCAAGTGCACGCAGGTCTTTGGGATCTAAGTCCTCATCTTTTGATAATGCTCGCGCAACCTTTCCTCTAATTGCTTTAGCCACTTTAAGGTCAGATTCGCAAAAACTCTTAATAGCATCTATTCTGGCATTACTAAACCTTCCCCTATTTAAGGCTCTATTTTCATGCTCTATTGTTAATTGGCGCCTTTGCTCTGGCCAGTTTTCTGATGCTGATTTATTTTTTATTGATTGAATGTGGATTTTAAAAACTTCCGCAATTTCAGCGTGAGTCTTATCTGAGCCTAAATAAGCCTGCCTGACGATGTCCCAGTTTATTGGCTCCCTTTGCTTGGTCGGCGTATAAGCAAGCAACCTGATCGGTTCTAGTGCTTCTGTAGGGGGTGTTTGTGTGTTTTCTGTCATATTAAAACTTTTTTCTATACTTTATAGAAAAGTTCATATTTTATAGAATATCACAAGGAAGTCATTTTAACCGTTCTTTGCTTTTAATTACTTTAAAGAAATAGCGCTCAATATCCTATTCATTACCTCTTGTGGAAGAACACATATTTGACCAACTTCAAAGTTTTCTGGATTTTTCATTCCAAGCATTCTTTTTTCTGCTTTTGTTTTGTGAATATAAAGACACCCCTCTATGGGGGTTTTATCATGTTTATATAAAACAGACCATCTTGTGCATAGTCCGTTCATTTTTAAGACTGTGAAAGCTTTAGCTGTTCGTATGATTGACCGTTAGATTCAAGTGTTGCCGTTTTTCCAGTAAATTGTTGCCATCTTTGAATAATTACGTCTACGTATTTGGGGTCTAGCTCCATTGTTCTTGAAATTCGACCATTTTTTTCAGCTGCAATGAGTGTTGTTCCGCTTCCTCCAAATAGATCTAAAACAATATCTCCGCCTTTTGTGTTGTTAAGCATTTGGTACTCAAAAAGGGCAACTGGCTTCATGGTTGGGTGCTCGCCATTACGAGTTGGTTTGTCAAATTCTAAAATGGTTGTTTGTTTGCGATCGGCAGCCCAAAGGTGCCCAGCTCCATCTTTCCATCCATAAAGACATGGTTCATGTTTCCAATGATAATCTTGGCGACCCATTACTAAAGATGATTTTTTCCAGATTAAATTTTGCCGAACTGTCCAACCTGCATCTTGGCATGCCCCTCGAAAGTTATAACCCTCTGAATCAGCGTGCCATATGTAGTAAACCGCACCTGCCTTCATAACCTCATTGGCCGCCAAAAAAGCATCTTTTAAAAATTGACGGAATGAATCGTTGTCCATTGAGTCATTTTGAATAGTTAACTTTTCTTTGGTTCCGCCCTCATAAGCAACATTATAAGGTGGATCTGTTAAAAATAAATCAACAGATTGATCACATAATTTTTTAACAGCATCAATGCTTGTACTGTCCCCACACATAAGCCTATGATTACCCAAAACCCATAAATCTCCCAATTTACTGATTGGTTTAATGGGGGGGGGTGGAGCATCATCAGGGTCAGTTTTGCCCTCATTTTTTTCTGGTGCCAATAATTCGTCTAAAAAGCCATCCTCGAACCCAAGGTTTTCTAAATCGTAATCCATATCCTTTAGCTCAACAACCTCGAGCTTTAATAAATCCATGTCCCATTCAGCAAGCTCTGCCATTCTATTTACATTAATTCGAAAAGCTTTAATTTGAGCTTCGGTCATGTCGTCTGCCAAAATAATAGGCACTTCGGTCATTCCTAGCTTTTTTGCTGCTTTAAGCCTTAAATGCCCATCAACAACAGTTCCGTCCGATTTAGCTATAACTGGAACTCGAAATCCAAATTCTTTTATGGCCGATGCAAGTTGATCAACCGCATGATCATTAATTCGTGGATTTCTTGCATAGCCAACCAATTTATCAATTGACCAAGTTTGAATATTCCAATTATTGTTTGACATCATTTTCCTTAAGTTTTGTTTTGTATTTTTTAATAATTATTTTTAAATCGTCAACGTTTAATTTTTTGACTTCATGAGGTCCTTCTAACCATTCAACTTTTTCTATGCCAATTTTTTCAATAAGAACTTTTCGATAACGTAGCAAATTGCCTGATAAATGAGTATTGCAAGGCTGGCACTGTTTCCAAACGTTTAACGGCTCAAAACGAAGCTCTGGGTGAGCTCCAACCGATAAATAATGACCGGCATGATATTGACCAGTATGAAAACGATTACAACTAATGCAAGGCTCTTTATCATCTCGAAGTCTTACCCATTTATTAAATACCGCTTGAGCCTCTTTAACGTAGTCAGACCTACTTTTTAATGTTTCTTTTTTAATTTTGTCCGTTTTACGCTCCTCTTTGGCTTTAACTTTCCTTCTTCTTTCAATCATTTTTGAGGAAAATTCAATTTGACATTCAAATTTTAAACATACCGGCTGAATTGCTCGAGTTCGCACAAACTGCTCTTTACAAATTCGGCAAATTTTAGGTTTTGGATTTTTTGTCAAAATACTCATAAAGAAAAGGTTTTTTCACAACTTAACAGGGAAAATCGATCTAAAAATGATTGTTTTGGTGATTTTAACCATAAAGTTTGTTGTATGGCCTCGCAGATTTTATTGTCTTTTGTAATAATTCCCCAGTGCTTATTATCTTGATGATTGTTTTCAAGAAACCAAAGCTTTTCTTGTTGGCAAATTTCGTAATCAGCAATTCCAACAATATCGCTTATTTTTTCTGGAATGTTAAATTTTTTGGCAATTCTTTTATAAAGACGTGATTCTAATAATTTATATTCACTAAGTAATGATTTTAATGGACTTGATACATCTCCAAGGTATGCTTCAGTTGCATCATGCAATAAAGCCTCCAAAGCGTATTCGTGAGGCACTATTTTGCTTACGGCTATGCTGTGATGGGCTACTGAATAAAATTGCTTTGTGTGCCCTGTAAAGCGGCACAAATTGGAAAGTGAGTGCGCTATATCTTCTATCAAAATGGTATTCATGTCGGGATTGACTAAATCCACATAATTACCTGAATTAACTTGAATATGACTCATTATTTTTCCATTTTTGTAATTAATTTCTTTATTGAACGTTTAAGATCGGAAATACTTAAATCATTGGTTATTTCGTAATCTACTGCTTCATTAATCCAAGCCGTTTCTGAAATATGAACGTTTTTGGGTGGGGCCATATTAAATTCTTTGTAAACTGGAAACCAACCTGGTTCAGTTAATTTTCTACTAACATAAATAATATCACCACCTTGCTTTTTAATAGCATCAAGTTCGTTAGGGAAACGACAATCAGTAATTACCAAGCGATTATGAGAGTTTTCTAATAATTGCTTTTCCATTGAAGCGATCCAAATATCGTTATGGTAATGCTCGCGCATTACTTCGGTACCCATAATTTGCAAAACCATTCTGGGTGTTAAATTTGCAAATTGCAATCTATCTGACCACCATGGATCAACTTTTTCTCGCCATTCTCTTGATTCTTTGGTTAATCCTTCTAGTAAATTCCTGTTCCAGCAAAAAATGGAAGCAACCATTTCTTTTAAAGGACTTGCAAAACTAATCTTTTTAAATCCATGGTTTTTTTCAAGAATGTCGGCAACAGTTGATTTTCCTGATCCAGCAAATCCGCAAATTCCTAAAATTATTTTTTTCATTTGTAATCTACCGCTTTTTGTATTTTTTTTCCAATCCAAGACATTACAGGGACAGCCATTGAGTTACCCAACGCTTTGTAACGTGGTCCGTCGGGGCATTTTTCTTTAATGTTGGTGTAATTTTTTAAAAATCCCTGCAATTTTTCACATTCTTCTGGCGTAAGTCTACGTACTGCCATGTCTGCAACCACAGACGGCTCATGCCCATGCGTCTGTGCTCTTAGCGTTCCGACCGTGCCGTCTTGTCGGACGTTAATAACCGACCCGCCTTGATCTTCTAAAACAAGAGGATGCGGAACCATAACGACTGGCGTTCTATTTGACCCGCTATCTGCCGAAGAAAGGGTGGGAGATACATGCTCGCTATACCCGATGCGGCCAGCGGAGCTACTTTGTCCGCCTTTAAATGCAGCGACTGGATGCGCCACGCCATGCACCCCCGTACAATTGAGCGTGTACATAGGTCCGTTTTCGGTAAAGCCATCACCGTTGCCGCCGTTTTTTGGTTGTCGTCCAATAGTGTTTTCTGCCAATGCTATACATGGTTGCCTTTGACCGCCCTGCATTGTGCTTAAAGTCGGACAAAGATTTCCATGAATTCTAGGAAATCCATCGGGGCTTCTAGGCTCAAATACTACAAAATTTTCTGTTTCATAATCATTTCTAATGCGTGTTGTAAGGCATTTTCCAGCTTTAGGAACATATAAAGTTTCTGAACCGCCACCTAAATCACCCCCAGCACTTCTTAAAGTTCCAACTCCTTTGCTATATTGTCCAAAGCTTGATGAAGTAAAGGCGGTAATGTCTTCCCCCTTACCTCTGCTCGGCGCAGTATCCCCGCGCATGCTTTCGGACTCAAGAAGAATCGGCGGTCTATCTCTCCAGTTTCCAGCGTCGAGGAGAGCGAACACGCGACGCCTTCGCTGCGCCACTCCGAAATATTGCGCGTCAAGAGTGGCCCATTCGAGCAAACCATTGCCCCCCAACGCAACGCCTTCCCCCCCCCCANNNAGCCGTTTTCGGGGACTTCCAGGTCATCGAGTCCTGCCATGAGCTCAACCACGCTTGCAAAGTCTCTACCCTTGCTTGAACTAAAGGCTCCAGGAACGTTTTCCCACAATAAGAATCTTGCTCCACAATGTTTTTGCGCCCATTTAAATATGTTGTATTGAGTGTAAAACAATCCGCTTCGAGTGACAGTTCCATCTGCATTTGTAAATCCTTTTCTTTTTCCAGCTAACGATAAATCTTGGCAAGGAGAACCTCCAACCACAATATTAATTTGTCCTAAATTTTTAATTTGGTCTTCGGTTATTTTTGTAACATCGCCTAAGTTTGGAACATTTGGATAATGATAATTTAATACTTCACATGGGAATTTTTCTATTTCACTAACAGCAACACAATCCCATCCTAAAGGCTTCCAAGCAACTGAACAAGCCTCAATTCCTGAAAAAAGACTTAAGTATTTCACGAAAACTCCAATACTTTAAAAACCCAATTGTTTAAATCGTCTGCAGTCATTTTTCTATTGGGAATAATTTTTTCAATAATTGTTGTAATGGTTTTTTGATATAAATCTTCAAAAGTTTCTTCGTTCATTTCTGACCATTTTAAACTTTGAGGCTCCATACGAACATCTCCTTTAACGTTAAAAGTTGCATTGTAATATCCAGATAAAACAGTTAAATCTTTTCTAAATCGATCAAAATTGGGCGCAATGTCCATTCCTTTGTATTGAACGGATGGCATGGTTTCAGTCCATAAATCAAAAGCAACTTTTACTAAAGCCCAATATTTTTTAAAAAATCGACCATTGCGCATCTCTTTAATATCGCATCGAATAACCGAACCAGCTTTAAAGCGTTTAAATGCTTCAATCTCTTGATCCATTGGAACTAATGCGCCTGACATTGTTTTAACCAAAAAGACTTCCATTATTCCCATCCTTTATCGTGGAAACTGGTTTCTGTAATTTCAATTCCTTGATAATTTCTTCTTTGCTTGGTGATTTTGACATTCTCAATATTGCCGCAAGCATTAATTCCGATTTGTTTTTTCTGTCCGGACTTGTTGAATTGATTAATCGAACACAGCACTGCAGGCAATTTAGATGATAAATACCAGAAAATTTTTGTTGTTTGGATAACTGACATGCTTTGCATTCCATTTTTTGTTTCTTTTATTTTAAGATTCATTTTTATTTTAGGTAATAGGTACAAACCCTAGTAATTATTAACATCTTATCTTTAGTTCTTAATTCCTAGGGGCTTAAGCACATCCAGCCCTAGCTAAATGTGCCTTCAAATGTGAATTTCCTATGGGGAATCGCATCATCCGCCAGTCGTTCGTGCAATCGGCACTAGCTTCGCCACCGATATTTGAGATATTTCATGCACTCTCCCCAGTATCTCTATTCATCTTTCTGCGCTGGTGTTGTCCGTCCACAGAAAGCGATAAAACTATCCTATCCCAGCCTTACCTCCTGTAACTTTTTAATCACATAAAAAACCCCAAACTCGTTTAAATCATCGTTCGCATCGTTTCCAATCTTGTCGCTCATACAAAAAGGAATGCCAGTTGCTTGCGCAGCCTTTAACCCTGTTTCACTTTCATCATTGTCTGCATAAATGTATTTTTTACCTTCAATTACCGAGCTCACTGCAGTCATATTTCCTGCTGAAAAACAAACCAACACACAGGCGTTTAAACGCATCTGTTTAAGCGCTTTATCGATAGATAGCCCTGTTGTATATCCCTCGCAAATGAACGTCTCTTGAGCCGATTTAGAGCCAATCCTGAAAACAGAATTTTTAGCACGCATACCTGGCAAAAACTTTTTTTCCCATTTCATTAAATCTTGATTCCAGCAAACCATCTGACCACCGGTTAACTCATTGCTTACAACGTCTCTGGTTGGAATAAACAAATGACCATCTTTAGTTTCAAACCCTTGATATTCGGATAATCCTTTGTATCTAAGATGACCGTGATTAACCAACTTTGAATCTTTTAATATTTCCTGAGCTTTTTTTGCGACCAATTTTTGAGACTGTTCTTTTTTTGCCTTATCTGCAGACCATTTACGGCGTAGATCTGCTTTTTCTTCTTCAGTGAAGGGTTTTGCATTGGGGTCATTCCACCAAATAGCGCGAGCCTCACCATCCCAAGAAAATATAAATCCTCTTTGACCGTCATACAAATAAGCGCCGTTTTTCTTTTGTGGATTCTTCTCTGTTGGACAACGGCGAATCTTGTCTGATGCATACAGATCCCTAATTAACAATCCGTTAATTTGTGCAAAAGATAAAAAATTCATCTTCTTGATTTTGCGAAAGCAATCTGCTTGTGTTTTATTTGATTAAAAATAACCTCTGATACGCCAGACGATCCATCAATATGGTCAAATCGATCTTTCATCTCTGGTGTAGGCCAAGTGCCCACAATATTTTTATACATACCAATTGCTCTATTTACTAAAGGCTTTTCTGATGGTTTTGCATGAAGTTTCATGTAGCAAACAATTTCATCCCAAGCCTGAGGTTTTGGCATTTTATGCTTTCCTTTGCCAAACTCAACCATTTGCATCTCGCCTGAAAAAACCTCAATGTTTGATCTAGCAATTTTTTCATGACCGCAAGACATGCACGTTTTAAAAAAAGGAGAGTATCCGCATTTAGGGCAAGATTGCTTTTCTTTTTCAAATTCATCTTTTCTAATTTCTTTATCTAACTTTTCGCCGGTATCAAGATTAGAAAGCCCATTGTGATAAACATCTTCAAAGTCCTCAAGGAACCGAATAAAGTTACCAGCAAAATCAAGTAATATGCAATTTTCTTTTCCAGGTGATGACCTAGTTCCTCGCCCCCACATTTGTATTGCGGTAGACAAAGACTTCCGCAATGGCCTGCAATCGGCAACACAAGAAACATCAGGAACATCAAAGCCTTTCGCCAATGCCTCAACGGATATTAAAATTCTGATGGCACTATCGGATTTTTTAAACTCAGAAAGCATTCTTTGACGATCTTCATCATTAGTGTCAGATGTAAATGTTTCAGCCAAAACTCCAACCTCGTTAAATTGCCGACACATTTCTTCGCAATGTTTTATCGTTGATCCAAACACAATGGTTTTTCTATTTTCTGCAATCTTTAACCATTCAGAAACAACGTCCCCAACAATTTCAAGACCTCTTTCCTCGGAAGCCCTATCAGTCCATTCTCCGCCACTAGTTTCAGCACCAGCCATATCTATTTTTATTCCTGAATAAGGAATTAATGGAACCAAAATCCCGCTATCTGTAAGCTCCTTCATGGTTGCTGCATTAACAAGGTTTGAAAATAGCAGTCCTAAACCTTTAGAAAATGGTGTTGCCGACAAACCAATAACGTGAGCTTTACAGTTCGGAATAAACTCAGTCCACGCTTTCATTCTGGAATGAGCTTCATCTATTACGATTACGTCTGCATCTGGCCAATTCATTCCGCGACGCGCAATTGTTTGCGATGAGGCAATTTGAAAAGGTTTTGCTAAGTTGACTCGCCAATGATCTGCCTGATAAATACCATGATCCATTCCATAAGCATCGGAAGTTTCAGAGGTTTGATTAATCAATGTTTTTCGATCGCATAAAAAAACCGCTCGTTTTCCTTTTGCCAATGCCTCGGAAATAATTCTTAATCCAAGGTATGTTTTACCTGATCCAGTAGCAGCCATCAACATTTGATTTTTATGGCCAGCCCTAACACCATCTCTTAGAGCCTCGTGAGCCTTTAATTGAAAGTCTCGCGGAGGTGGAAACAAACTCATTTTTTACCTTCCAGTTTTTTGATAACCGATTGAAGAGATTTGATCTGTTTTATTGCCGCCTGATTTTCGGCAATAAGCCCATTAATTCTGCTTTGCAACTGCTTGTTTAAAGTTTTAATGTTTTTGATTTCTGACTCACAAGCCTTCAATTGATCGTTGGACTGTACTATGCGATTCATTTCCTCATAAATCAACCCCGCTTCGTCAAAAGCATCTTTTGACTCTTTAAACTCCTCTAATAAAGCCAAATACTTTTCCTCGGGAACTGTCTTTTTATTAGATGGTTTACCTGTTATTTCTTCGTAGGCCTTGCCAATTGAAATTTTGCCCGCTTGAAGTGAATTTTTAATTTCATCCGACCCACGCTCTTGAATTGCTTTTACCTTTTGAATAACTCTTGGCGAAACGCCAGCAATTTCTGCTAGCTCATCTCTGGTCTTTTTTCCTAAATCTTTTTCTGCGATCGGTGGTGGCATTAATGCCACAACCGCTTTTTTTGCCCCTCCAGCAGCGATTTGTCTCTTTTTTGCTCTTTCTGAGTAAATATTTTCCAACTCTAAAGCCATTGTTGCGCGAATAAAAGGTTCTAAATTTCTGCGCCCCAATTGATTCTTAAGCATCCATTCAATGATTGCGCCTTTATCTTCAAAATACATCTCGACAATATCATAATGAATGCCAAGCCTGGTACAGATTTCATAACGATTGTGACCATCAACCAAAACGCCATCTGTGGTAATAACTAAAGAATCTCTGCATCCGTTTGCAGTAATTGCGGCCTCAAGATGCGCATACTCGTCTTTTGAAAGTGGTGGGATTTTTTCTTTTAATTCTAAATCAATTATTATTTCTTG